GTATCCAAATCAAGTCCAAAGGACCTGAGGCGTTTACGCATGAGTCGGCCAATTCCTAGCTGTATAAACGTGTTGAAGGTGGGCTCCGCTGCAATAGACCTATCGGTCTTTGCATTCTTGGGGACGAAAACGACCTTATTGCTATTCACTACCACGTGAAAGCCCCTCTGAAAGGACTTCCACAAAGGTACCTCATCTAACAGAGATGAGAATAGGTGAAGGCAGAGGTCTGAACCCGTTAGGGGTTCGAGATATTTTTCGTACACTGAGGTACGGGGGTTGCTAATGCTAGTAGTAGCACCAGGTCCCCAGCGGCAATTATCGAGAAGACTCATAACCGGGAACGGCCCGAGTATACGCTGGATGGTGTTTTTCGTCCTAGATATTAGGCGATCAAAACCTAGTGGCAGTAAGCCACTATTACCATCCGTATAAATGGACCGAAACCGTTCATTTGTCTCTCGACATTGCGCCTCAGCACTCTCGAATCTCACGAGTGCTTCAGATCGCCGATCAAATGTCGTTTGGAGGAAGTCGGCTTTTAGAAGTAGGCAAGTGGCTTGGTAATCAAGAAAGAAACTTTCAGGATCACAGTAGTCACAAGCGTCTATTTCTAGACCACGAGAAATCTGATCCCATTCACGTGCTTGGATAAGCATATAAATGGAGAGACTCCTCGGAGTGTCGATTTCCTCTAACAGAGACGTGACGATTTGAAGTGTGGTGTCCAAGAGAGATTGTGATTCCAAACCTCTCTTAGAGCTGGGTGACTTCTCAGTCATACCAGCCTCTTCGTAACCCTCTGGAACAGTTCGCTAACCGCCGAAAGAGAATCGGAGTTAAGGCTGCGAAGACGCAACTTTAACGACCGACTCCTTTCGGCATCAGCGGCTGAGAGAGGGCTCAGGACGTAAATAACAGGCGTGAACTCATCCACAGTGATCCCCATCGACTTACACATCTCTCTTCCAGAAGGAAGGGAGCTGAGCTTCGCCGAGGGAATGACAGTGAAAGGGTTCGCGTGCCATTTCGCGGAAACGACCCGTAGATCGGCTGTCAACCCTTCGGGATCCACTTGCGAGGTCATAAAGCTCGCATGAGGATATACCAAAGGATATACATCACCGATATAGGGGTTACCACGGCCATGGCCATCAACACTCCTGCGAATGTTACAAACCCGAAGGCGAATAACATGAACATGGTGTGACGATGTCGTGAAAGTAGTCTTAGACATACGCATCCTAGCCCGAGGAAGCCTCGGAAAAAACGAAGAAACAATCCTGTTTTGCGCTTACGCGCAGAAGGGGCGGACATACACGACCCCGACGGTCAAGTCGGGTTCTGGTACGTCTGAGCCCAATCCAGGATCTGAGCGTTCTGGAAAGCGAGAGGGCCCATCTTGTACAAATCTTTTCGGTTCTGGAGCGTGCTCCGAGCCGAAACGACGAACTTGATGAACATCGCGCAATCATACGCCCAGGTAGCGGCCGGCAGAATGCCGGACTGCGTACTGTTGGACACCGTCTCGAGAGTCGGCATGATGTACCGAAAGTCGAGTGCAAACTTTCCCTTCCCTGCGTTGACGTCCTTGGAGATCGTCGCCGAAGTCAGGATCCGATTGAAGCCGACAGGAACCCCAAGGGGGTTGCTGGCAGCGGTCTGATCCTGCCATTCGAAGAGACCTTCTTTGGCAGCCACGGGGATGAAAGTGTGATTGACCGGGGTGCCTAGGGCATCCGCGATCACCATGTTGGTGAAAGCCGACATGGAGACTCCTTGTAGAGAGAGTTTATGTATGGGACATCCATACATACGCGCGATGCACAGATCGCTTTTGTTCGATCAGTGAAATTGCTGAACCAAAAGAGCAATGGCATTTTTTACATGCGCGGACGATACAGGGTTTTTGAACCTGGGAAGCTTTGGATTCGGAAACCCCGTAAGGAGTGTCCGATTAAAGCGAGTCCAGGCTCCGGCCCCTTTCATCTGCACTGTATAGATGTCAGTGTTCAATGGCGGCGCAAAGATCACCTTCCGAACAAGGCCCGGGTCGACGACCCCAAAGCAGGTTTCTTTCGAAGAAAGACACCCGTCAATGAACGTCCAACCATGATCAGCTGAAAGCTGCTCAAGGTAGTTGCCAACTGGTAAGAACCAGTCGACGACGAAAGACCAGGGAATGACTTCCCAGAGTGGCACCAGTGGGTTCGTCAGCCCGAGGGCTGCCGGAGATGCGAGTTTCAGATTCGGTTTAGCCCGAATCATATAACGCATCGTGCACTTAGACGTTGTGAACCCTTTAAATGTTCCCAGCTGCCAAGCCCAACTCCGCTTTGAAAGGGCGGAAGTAGAGCTTGAAGCTGAGGCATGAAAAGTAACCCACGCAGTCGAAGAACGCACATGAAGTTTGTTAACCAGTCCGTAGACGTCTTCACATAAGGGTAACCACCCATATTGAAGAGCAATCCATTGATTGGCCACATCCTTCCCACTTAAAGACTTGGCCGCATGGCCAGCCTTACCAGGGTCTCCGAAAAGACGTCTGGTTGCCGAGGTAACATCGCCACGCCTGAGGTCGTGAATGACAAGAGCAATTCGCTTGATGGTATCACCCACCGATTGAATTGTCTGCCTTCGCTCAGCAAGCATGTTAGCAATGTTAGTACCTTCACCTTTCATCTTGTCGAACAGCCTATTGAGCGCTTTATACTGACTATTGGAATAGTTAGTAATATCGTACTCAGTAGACACGTCCCAAGGGGAAGTGATAATACTGGATTGGCTAAACCAATCCAGCGCACCACCTGGCCCCGAACGAAATCGAGATTCATCCGACCAAATTGCATTCTCGGAAGCGAAAACCCGGTTGTACGCCAACGGCTGTCCAATCTGAATCTTCGGGAGTTTTCTCCAGCCAGGCCGTTTTACAACGGCTGAACCGGTTACATCTCTCGTGAAATCCAGACTAGAAGTCGTGAAGTTCGCCCGGAAAGTTCCGCTACCGACGCAAAAGGCCGGTCTAAAATGAGTCTCATGATAAGGTACAGGAAGAGACATAACGGTCTCCTTAAAAAAGTTTAGGATGCGAACCCTAACTTAGTAAGGAACGTTATGGGAAGACATGCCATCGCAGATGGCAAGGCCGCTAGTGCCGACCGCTTCGGAAGAAGCGTCCGAGTTTACCCTCACACCATTCATTGGTGGGGGGG